CTATTACGCCCTAAAGGTTGTAATAGAAAGCGGTCTCCCACCGCTTCCAATTGGCCCGAAGGACCCAGAGAGGTCCACGGGTCGTCTCGGCAGGCAGATGGCTAGCATATTGCCAGTTAGGTGCCCACCGCATCTTCTTGCTGTATCTAGTAACCTTTTGCCTTAGGTTAATAGTCATGCAATCAACCGCTCCCTTGAGGAAGGCGCAGTAGAGACCATCGGGGTTAAGAGCACGCTTCTTGGCGTGATTAGGCCCTTTGATCTCACCTTCTCCAATCCTGAGTCGACTTGGAATAGGAACAAATGCCTTATAAAGGTACGTTCCGTTTCGGTCAACCTTTGGACTAAAGAAGGACACTGGCACCTTCCAACCTGCCTCATCGTTTTCCCAGCGAGGTACAGGAAGTAGATGCTTGGCTAGCGAGGCCCTCAGGCCTCTGCTCAGCTTGGGCAGAGCTATTCCCGTGTTCGCCGAAAATTCGGTTAACAGGTTAAGGGTAGAAAGGAGAGAATCGGGACGCGAACTTCGCAAATAAACACCACGGACTTGTCGTCCATGGTAGAAGTCCGCTCCACAGCTCTCCCTAAACGGTCCCTCTAAGAAGGACTTGCTCTGATTGACACGGAACCCCAAGATATTCAAAAGGCGAACAACGTACCGGGCAGCTTCTGTCCGGCACGCTATGTCGTCTCCAAATACCCCAAAGTTACCGTACCAGTCATCTCCAGGTTTATCAATAGGGATATTGAGATACCTGTAGACGGAGCAAACAACCGAAGCAAAGATTGCTGTTTGTAACGGGAACGTAAATGCGTTTCCCATACTACTGAGCATTCCAAGCTCCAGCTCCACGCCATCGGGTAAGGTAGTGATAGGAGACCGATACTTCATGAGGCTGTTAAACACAGCTCTCGGAAGCACGTCCTCCAACATCGCCACCGACATTGAATCCGATGCGGACTCAAGATCGATGGTAACGAAACCACCACCTAAAGAACCGAGGCGGGCAAGCGCCCTATTGAGGCTTGGCTGTCGGGAGAGGCATATTCCATACTTCTCCTTAAGCCGCACCTCTAGTCGTTCGCGGACTCCCATCTGAAAAAACATATTCAGAGTGGGCTCCACGCATATGACACGGGCTATCTTGTTCGTTTTCGGTACGAAGGAAAGACGATTGCCTTTACATAGTATCGGCTCCGGATATCGCTCGGAACGTGCCTTTTCAGCACCCCGGGTTCTATCTGAGCCAGTCATACTACGGGTGTACACACGGTACAGCTCAAGACTCGTGCAACTCAAAGGCGAGTCGAACAGCTTCGTATAGAAGTCCTGTCCTCTGGCGCCTATGTTAGAGCCAGGCCCAACGTCGCCCTCACGGACGACGGCAAAAGGGTCTAGCTCCATACAACAATGGGTCTTCGATCCATTGATTCTACACTCTGGGTTAAAGAAATCATAAACGGCTTTTTTAAAGCCGCCGTATAATTCCTCATCCAGTGATGTAGGTAGTTGCAACGCCCACGAAGCACAGAGTCGATTTGACTCCATAAACTTCGCAAGTGCACGTGGCTCAGCTTCCGCTTCAGCGTCCTCGGAATACTTTTTGAGGAAACTGTTGCTTATAGCCAATGCCGCGTACTCACGGGGTGAGAGACCGACAGGATAGACCTCCTTGCCATAAAGGCAAGAAAGGCTGTCTCCTATCGAGTCCGTCAGGTCTTGACAAAGGTACTTGTAAAGAACATCGGGTTTTATTACCACTAAAGTCTCCCAAGTAAAGGGTATAGCAATAAGGGCTAGCGAAGCCCCAGCTGTCAAGCGTTACTCAGCAGATTTCTCAACCTGCGAAGTACGCCCGTTCGCCGATACGTATACCACAACGGCACTGCCAACAGCATCCATTATCGGTTTCCCGAGAAAGATGCCAATAGCAAGCACCGCCAAGGCTTTAACGAGTCGCCTAACGTCCATAAAGTTACCCCTATGAAGTAGGGATGTAACCTAGGCAGGAAGCCTAGATAACACCGTTAGACAGCGTGTCACCCATGCCCGAGGAGATCTGGTTAAGAGTCCCCACAAGCGCAGAGCACATTGCGCGCAAATTCGCAGCATCGTAAGCATCGGTTCCTGCCGGCACGTCAAGATAAAGACGCGCGTAGGCAATCGCCGGTGCATTATTAGCCGCGAAGTTCGCACCCTTTCGGATCACCACCGTATACCGATTGCTCGGCAACGGCGGATACTTCCCAGTCACCGGATTGGGCGACGGCAGAACCCGAGGGTTCACCGGCTTGCTCACGAAGATTGTGAAGGGATCCGACACTGAATGTACACGCACGCCAGTCTGCGTGCCGCCAAGGGCGGACACGATAGACTGGTTTGCATTGGCGGCCGCCTTATCAGCGGTCGTCGTGTACGTTGGGGTAGTGAACCCAGTTTGCGCTCCACCAGTGATGGAGCCAGGAATCGCCATGGTCATGATTAAGACCTTCCGAGATTGGTTAAGATATTTTGTACCTTTGAACCTTGAGCGATCAATGCGGCCATATTGGCCCATCTTAGGGAACCTAGTTTCGGGTACTGCAGCCTAAGAGTTGCTGCTAAACTACCCGGTATAACTTTGGTCCTCTGGATCGACTCATGGGAAAGTACAACGTTTCCGACGTCTGAGCACATGGCAAATAATCGATAAACAGACCCAGAACGGCCCTCATTGCCGAGCCCATCTACATACCTAAACGCCGTACCCGTAATTGTATTACGGACATGGACGCTTTTAGTACAGTAGTAGAGCGCGGCCGTGGAAGCCATGGATCCCTCGATTACTTGGCCGACGTTGACAAAATAGTCAACTAGGAAGGAGTACGGAAGCACCTCCCAAATCGACGGTATCACATCTGATAAAGAAACCCCAAGGGATTTCTTAGACAGTCCTGACACCGCGTCATCAAGATATGCTTTCATCCCACCCGTGTACTTGACGGTGGTAGTATTCTTCGTCTGAAGTTTATACCACACAGTCCAGTAACCACAGGACACACCTTTCTCCGCACCATCCAGTACTTGTACTGATTTGGCTTTGGCGGAAAGGTGCTCGGTAGGAGACCGCTGAGTGAGGTAAGACAACGCTAGCATAGCGTCATCTATATCATTCAGTAGAGGCTTCCAACCGAATTGGAACTCCAACCATGTGTTTGCTACCAGGCGATTAAGAACACTGACTCTAGTCCCATAACGGGGTAGACGTTTGACGTATCTCCGGTTGTAGGCGCGAGCCTTCAACGTTTTGATATAGTCAAACATGCCAGTGTAAATCCCCTGTAGCGGATGCGTAATACCATGAATGGTCTGCTTGAGCTCTACTAAGAACTTGCCACCGTTGAAGGTGGTTTGTTTGTTGTAAAGCTTTTGCAGGAATTCACTCTGGGCTTGCGCATCAAGCGTTGCGGAATAAAGAGAAG